TTAGAGCGTCTTGCACATAAGCACCAGCCAGACGGGTTGATTGCCTGGCAGGATCGCTTCGATTCCGTAAGTGGTCGCTCCCGATACCAGGCGCCAGGTGGCGTCCAGGTCATCGCGGAAGCGAATGGTGATGCGATAGGTCGTCTCGGCCTGTTCCGCACTGGCGGCAAGGAACTCGCGACCTGACACGCCCTCGATGCTGGCCCACTCCCTGCTCACAGTCACCCAATCTTCGATCACTTCACCCGTGACGGGATCTTGTACTACCTCCACGCGCTGCAGGTTGAGCGGATGGCGAAGGCGACCGGCGTTCATTCCGTCACGCTCATGGAGCGATAGGGGTTGAGCAGCAGGGCATAGGCGCTGTTCTCGCTCAGCACGCGGTCCACCTGGCGCTCACGGTTGAGGTACAGGTCGGCCATCAGCAACAGCACGGCGGCTTCTACCGGCTTCGGCAGAGGATCAGGCAGGTCGTCGCCCAGGTAGATCTGAACGTGCCCGAGAGCCGCATCGAGGTAGGTCTGAATCAGGTCGTCTTCCAGGTCGTGGACGACACGCAGGTGCTCTTTGGCTTCTTCCAGGGTCATACGAAAAACACCTCTGTATCAATTTCTATGGGGGCCTCGGCGGACTGCGCGGCACCGAAGGCCATAGCAAGGGCTTGGATGCCGTCGATGCGCCCGGTGCGGCGCGACTTATCCAGTTTCCGGTTGCCGCTTGGGTCTTGAGTTGTCACGGCGTTGGCGGCGCACATCGTGAGCACCGGTTGCCCACCGTGGGCAATTCGGGCATTCAGTAGCTCGGCCTCCAGCGCATCCAGGGCCGGGGACATATCCTTGAAGCCCTGGCCGTAAGGCACCAACGGCAGTTCCAGGCCGATGCGTTCCAGCTCCTTCTTCAGCAGGTCGATGCGCCAGCGGTCGAAGGCGATGGCGGACACATCCAAGTCGGCCAGGATCTCGGCCACATCCAGGGCGACGGCCTCATAGTCAACGGTCGCCCCCGGGGTGGTGCGGATGAAGCCCTGCCGAACCCACACGTCATAGGGCGCACGGTCGCGCTTGGCGCGGTCGTACAAGCCCTGTTCGGGCGTCCAGAAGAAGGGGCGCACCTGCCACTTACCGGCCACCTTGCCAATGAGCACCAGAGCTGTGAGGTCGGTACGGGCGGAGAGATCGAGGCCGCCATACACCGGGCCGTCGAACGGCTCAGGATCGCCGCTACAGCTTGCCCACACGTCCGGGCTGATGAATGGGCTGTCGAGACTGACACGCTGATTCAGCAGCAGGTTGCGGGCGGTGTTGCCCATGCTCGGCATACGGGCTGCCTGGGTCATCTGCTCGCGCAGATCGTCCAGGGAGCGGAACAGGCCAAGGGCAGGGTTCGCGGCGTTCCAGCCTTCCACGTCCAGCAGGTCGCAGCCCTTCGGGGCCTCGTAGACGTGGCAGACGATGCGCGGGTCGCTGCTGGCCCTGGCATCGTCAATCCAGCTACTCAGCAAGTCCGCATCGTTGGCGGCCTGGGTGCTGATGACGATCTGCAGCGGGTCAGCATGCGCGCCCTGACTGGTAATGATGGCGTCCACGAAGTCGGATTGAGGGCCGCGTACCTGGCCCACCTCATCGAGGATAGCCAGCACCGGGGACAATCCATGCGCGGTCCTACCATCCGCGGCAAGGGCGCGGAACTCGGTATTCAGGGGCAGCCCCAGCAGGCGCTTGCCGCTCGGCACGATGCGCACAATCTGGCTCAGGCCCTCGGACTGTTGAACCATCTTGGCGGCCAGGTTAAACACCAGGGCGGCCTGGTCGCGGCTCATCGCACCGGACACTAGCTGGCTGTTCTGCTTGGCTTCCGGGCCGACCAGGTGCGCCAGCAGTAGGCCGGCAATCAAACCACTCTTGCCGTTCTTTCGGGCCACACTGAGGATGGCGCGGCGGGTGCCAGCCGGGTTGTCGTACACGTCGCGGATGAACGTGCGCTGAAACTCGGCCAGCACCAGCGGCTTGCCCACGTCGGCACCTTCGGGCGTCACGCAATAGCGCTCGATGAAGGCGATGATCTTCTCGGCGCGAGTCATTGCACAGTCCCCAGCGTCGGAATCAGATCGTCATCGAGGCGGGTGCGAGCGGTGCGCTCCAGGGCCGCTCCCTTGTGGATATCCTGCGCCTTGCCCACGGTGGCGATGGTGTCCACCTTGAGCTGGCGAGCGGTAGCCAGCGCGCGGCGGGTCATCTTGTCCAGCAGGTCGCACGCCGGGTTGGGCTTGCCATCGTCCAGCAGCAGGCCGTCATCGTCGATGCGCTGTTGCAAATGCTCGATATCGGCATAGGCACGAGCCAGGCTCGCAGCCAAGATCAGGTCGGCTTCCGTCCAGGTGTCGCGGGGGCGGGCAAGCACGATGGCATCCCAGAAGGGCCGAGAGCGATCACACACACGCACGCAGGCAGGCGGCGCAATCGGCCCAAGGGCGGCGGCCTGGGCGGCGGCAGTGGCGGCTTTGGCGCTGTCAGAGCGGGGGCGGCGGGGCGTGGTCTTCATGGCAGTTAGCGATAAGAGAGCAGGTCGGGCGCGGTCTTCCCGTCCTCGGTTGCTGGTGATATTTCGAGGTTCCACGGGTGCGCGGGATCGACGGGCAGGCCGGACACGTCACAGCCGAGCGTCACGCTCTTGCCCATGCTGCGGGCGGTCTTGAGGGAGTGGCATTCATGGCACAGGGGCTGAAGGTTGGCGCGGCTGTTGTCGTCGCTGTAGTCGTCGCGGCTATCTTGGATGTGGTCAACATCAGTGGCAGCGACTACCAGGCCACGGGCGGCACACATGCGGCACAGCGGCTCATCGGCCAGCACCTCGGCGCGTAGGCGCTTCCAGGCGGCGCTGTTGAGACTTAACGTCCGGCGCTTCTTCATCACTCGTTAACCTCGGTGTTAACTGCGTCGATACCTTCGATAGCGGGCAGGTTCTCCAGGCGGCGCACCTCGGACTTGAGCAACCAGCCGTCCTCGATGCCGCGCTGATAGAACTCGGCGCGGGTGGTCGAGTCGCCACGCAGCAGACCTTCAACGTTGTGTTCACAGAAGAACGGGCCGCCCAACAGGGTGCGGTTAATGGCCTGCTCCCAGGCAATCAGGTGACGGCGCAGGGTCAGGGTGACGAACTGGCGGGCCAGCTCCACGCTGTTGGAGTAGTTCGCGCTCTCCATGGATTGCACGATGACGGGCGGGCAGCGGAACAGGCGGCAAACCTCGATGACCGACAGCTTGCGGGCCTCGATCCACTCGGCATCCTCCAGGGTCATGGACACGGTGTTGAACTTCGCGCCCTGCGGCAGTACGCCGGTCTTGCCGTGGTTGGACACGGAACCGTAGCCCTCGGCCCAGCTCTCCCGAATCTGGCGGGCCTGTTCCTTGGTGGTGCCGGGTTGCGTCTCGATGACGCCGGACAACTTGGTGCCTTGCTCGAACATCTTGGCGCCGTGGGTCTGCTCAGCCAGGGCCAGGCCGATGGTGTCGCGTGCCACCTGAATAGGGGAGCGACCCAGCACGCCGTCATCGGAGTGGAAGCGCAGGTGCAGCACATCGTCAGCGGTCAGGCGGGTCAGCCTGCCGTTGCGGTCGGTCACGTCGTACAGCAGGCGGTCGCTGCTGGCGTTGGCCAGGACGGTGACGCTATCCGGGTGCAGGGGCTTGAGTGCTTCGACACGGCCAGCGCCATTCCAGACGATCCGGGCATAGCCATTGCCGCGCAGCAGGACGTGCCGTTGCAGCAACTCGCGGAACTCCAAGGCGGTCTGCCAATCGTTCGGCGCGTCGTGCAGCAGGTGATACAGCGGATGGTTGCGGGCCTTCTCGCGCCCGTCGTCGGTGCGGCGGTACACGTCCAGCGGCAGGCTGGCCACCGTCTCGGCAATCGCGGACACGCAGCCATAGACGGCGCTCACACCCTCGGCGCTGCGGTGGTCAACGTGAACGCCGGCAGTGTTTTGCCCGAACTGGAATTGCGACCAATACGGGTCGAAGTGGTCGGCGCGGGTTTCGCGCTTCTTGCTCCAGGGAAACTTCACGCGATGGCCTCCAGATAACGGCGGGCCAGGTTCAGGCGACCGAACGCCAGCGAGCGCAGCGACACGCTCGTGCTGTCGTAGGCCGGGCGAGCCGTCAGGGTGATTTCGATCAAGTCCACGTCGCGCAGCTCACGCAGTGGGCCGGGCTGCCAGGAATCCTTGGCGACCATGAAGCCGAACGAACAGCCGGCCACATCGCCACGTTTCACCAGCTCGGCCAGGTCGCGCCCGTGGGTGGTGTCAGGTAGGTCAAGCTCGAAGGCCAGGCCGTTTTCATCCTCGGACAGACGCAGGGTGCCGGCGCCGACACGGCCAAGCAGTGCCTTGTCGTCGTGCTCGTAGATCGCGCGGATGTTCGCGGCAGAAGGGGCGGCGAGCGTTCGCGCAAAGGCACCGGGGCGGATCACTTCCACGAAGTCGCCGATGTTCGCCTCGGAGTTGAAACGGGCCGCGTACCCGGTCAGGGTGCGGCCTTTCTGCACAATGTCGAATGCTCGCCGTTCCATGGTTACGCCTCGGCCAGCACGAAGGCTTCGGGATAACGCAGGGCCACGTCACAAGTGGCCATCGCGCGCACCTGCACACCGCCTCGGCTGTAGGCCGGTTCGGCAAACGGGTTCACCAGAATGTCCAGCTCGCTCCAGACGCCCAGCAGTACCTGGCTGAAGTCGCCCAGCAGCACCGGGGAATCGCCGTTGCTGTCGGCGGCAAACTGGCGGGTGACGTGCAGCGGGTAGCCGCCTACCTGGCCGCCTTCCAACAGATAACCGGGCAAGCCGGCTGCCTTGAGGGTGGTGGCGAGCTTGGTTTTCGCGGTGCTGGTGGTCAGCCAGGTGGCGCTGGTCAGTTCGGTGTCCTCGAACTGCTGGACCATGGTCATGACGCTGGCCCAATCCAGGGTGGCCAGGTTGCCGGTCTGGATGCCGACGGTGTTGATGATGCCGCGCGGTTCGTTGCTGGCGCCGCTGCCGGCGATGATGGCGCGGTCGATTTGCTTGGCAATCAGGAAGGCCAGGTCTTCACGCACCAGGGTTTCGATATCCGGGCTGGACTGCTGGATGAGCTGGCGGCTCATCTCGGTCTTGCCGCCGACGTGCTTGGGCGACAGGGCGACATTGCCGAAAGTCATCTCGCCTTCCGGTACTGCGCCACCTTCGGCTACCCAGCCCGTTTCCAGGCCGCTGCCGAATTTCGGGATCACGACGTTGCCACGCAGGCCGGACAGCACGCGCACGCCCAGGCGGCGGGCCATCAGGGCTTCACGCAGCGGGTTGATGTACTGGTCGGCGCGGTGGTCGGTCGGCACCAGTTCCGGCGCGGTGCTGGTGGTGTTGGCGCGCTTCTCCAGCAGGCCCATGGGCACGAATACGCCCTCGGCCTTGCGACCAGTGCGGCGCTCGGTTTCTTGGTGATACTCGGCCTCGGCGCCGGCCAAGCTGCGGCCTTCCATGCCAGCACGCAGGACGGACAGCAGCGACACGCGGCCTTCCAGGTTCTCGGCGGTGTCCTTGCCGACCGGGGCAGCGGTGCGGACTTCCAGGCTGGCCAAGTGCTCGTGGCGCTCGATGCTGGCGGACAGGGCGCGTTCTTCAGCCTTCAGTGTGTCGAACTTGGTGGATTCATCGGCGGTCAGGTCGCGGCCAGCAGCGGCAGCGGTCTCCACCAGGTCTTTCATTGCGGCGACCTTGGCGGTGCGCTGCTCGCGGAGTTGGTGCAACTTCATGTCGGGTAAGCCTCTAGAGGTGGCAGGAAAGGGGTTTTCCTAGGGCCACCATAAAAGGCTGATTACTGTAAATCCATACAGTTAGAGTGCGATGAAAGCGAGCGTTGTCCGGTGTTGTTCAATGGGATTTGGGAGCACGATTGCGCGGAAATTTTCCCGACGAATGGTATTGGCGCGAGCGTTGGGGGATCGGCAAATACCCCGAAACCCGGGGATTTAAATACCTCGGATCAGAGGGATTTAAAGGTGAGGTGGGGTCACTTTTGACGCCGGATTTTCCGGTATCAGCCATCGTCACCAGGCGTACACGTTTCGTTCTGGAAGGAACTGGGCTCGCTTCCCTTTCAAAAGGAAGCGAGGGCAAGGCGCGCTGGCGGCGGCGTTGTGGAGCGGTTTTCTCTCCTGAATGAGGATCAAGCTTACTTCCTCTAAAGCCGGGATTCCGACCTTTAGGAAAAGGTGCGGATCTGCCCACTTTCCAATCCGGGGCGGAAACCCAGGAGAAACCCAGCCGGTTAGCACTGGGTTCCAAGTTCCGTTTGAAACGGCAGTTCGGAAGGGTAGCATTTGAAACGCGGACCTTTGGGACGGCTGGCGTTTCCACCACGGTGTGGCACTCGGTGCCACACTAGGCCACAGGGCGCGTTAGCTGTAGCGATCGACGATGCTCTCGGCATACTCCATCGCGTGCCCCAGCTTCTCCTTAAGTACCTCGTCGTCTTCTGCGAAGTGCAAGGTCTGGAGCCTGCCGCACAGCGATTCAATCATTGCCAAGCCATAGGGGTCGATTTGAGGCTCTTGGTCATCTTTGACAATGCGGTGGCCTACAGCGATGGGAATACCCTTCGGGCGTTCGATGGACATGAGTTTCCTCCAGTGGTTTGTGGCGTTTGACGAGGCACTAGCACCCGTGGGGCTATTTCGTGCTGTGAACAGTCACCGTAGCAGGTGGTAATTTATAAGGGGGTTCATTTTTTGAACCTACAAAACCCCGAAAATGGCCGATAACGGTTCATTTTTTGAACCCTTATCCGGGGGCAAAAAACTAACCAGACGGAACCGGAATGGAAGGGTTCATTTTTTGAACCGTATGAGTTCAATTTTTGAACCTGGTAAAAATCAAAATCAGAGGGACAGTTTGCGCGGTGCTGTGATGGTGGGAGCCGCTTCCAGCATCTTGCCGGGGCATTCATCGATGGGCGCCCAGGTGACGGCGTACAGGGCGCAGCGAGCCCCGTCCCGACCTTTGTAGTTGGTTCGGGTCTTCATAATCAGGTTGCGTTCTTGCAACTCCTTCAGGGCAGCCACCAGTGTGGCTTTCGCCATCCCGCCCCACTCTTGGAGCATGACGTGCGTGGCGGACAAGTCGCCGTTGTTGCGCCCGTTGAGCTGGTAGCCGAGCACCATCAGAACCTTGAGTGCAGACGGAGACAGGTCGCGGAAATCAGGGTGCGCCATCAGGGCCTTCGGGATCACGAAGGCGCCCATCGGACCCCAATCAATCTTCGGTTTGGCTTTCTTCGCCATTCATCAGCTCGCAGGCAGGAACCAGCGGGCCGAAGCCCGCCAGTCGATCACGCTTAGGACGCTTCGCGCAGCAGGACGTACTTAGCTACCCGGTGGGGCGGACGCCCGGGGTCGGTAGCCTGGTAGGTCCAGTGCGTGATGATCTCGTGCCCTTTGTTGCGCAGGCGGCGGATCGTGTTCGGCGGGTGAACGATATCCAGGTCGTTGGCCGCCTCCAGGGTGGTGATGGGGCCTTTGCGCAGCGCCTCCATCATTTTGCGGTCTTGCTCAGTGGACGAGTGTGATGCCATAGTTTGAACCTCACTTGGTGCCAACCAATGTGTACTGCCCGGGCGGAGGTGCAACTCCGCTTTGGGCACTCTTCTCTCCCTCCTTCATCACTGCGCGCTCTCCTTGTCACGCCCTTCAATCGTCGCCGTCGTGGCCACTTCGGACTGTTCCGAGTGCTGCAGGAACTCGCGGAATCGCTCTCCACATTCCTGCAGACTTTGACCGGCAACGGTGAGTGCTGCGAGCAGCCCGCCAAGGTCGTAGTCGCTGAGATAACCCTCCCGGTCGCGATCAGATTTCCGGCACTGGTCCTCAAGGATCAGTTTGCTGATCACGTCAACGGCGTAGCCGGCTTCGCTCATAAGCCTCGCGGACTCATGGCCCAAGGGATGGATGTTCATTCCGCACCACCTTGCGCTTGCATAGCGGCGAGCTCCTTCTCCATTTCGGAGGCGCGGCGCTCCGAGTAGTGGGTGAGGTCGTAGGCCAGGTAGCAGATCAGACTGGACAGCTCTTTGGCGCGCTCTGCACGGATCTCGGGGCTGGCCTTACCGCCAACCAGTGCGTCGCAGATGGACGTACCAAAGGCATTGAGCCAGCGGGCTTGCTCAGTGCAATAACGGGCGTGCTCGATGCCGTCGTCGGCGATGCTTTCCACAGTGTTCATTGGATTACCTCCACCCGGGTGGCACCCAGGATGCGAAGAGTTGCGAGATCTGCCAGGCGGGTGGACGCCGGCAGGTGGAGCTGGCCGAGTACAGCGCCAGCGTGATCGAAGAGGCGAATGGTCAACGTGCGTTCTCCTTCGCCATGCGATTCAGCCAGGCCTCCAGCTCCTTGATGAGGATCAGCCGGCGCTTGCCGGACTTGAAACTCAGCAGGTCGCCGCGGGCGATGGCTTCGTAGATTGCGGAACGGGTGTGCCCACTGATCCGGCCGGCCTCTTCGGGACCGACGGCGAGCGGGGAGGCGGTTGCTGCTTGGTTCATAGATGGCTCTCCTGGCTGGCCGGGGTCTAGCGGCCAGTGAGGAAAGGTTAGTCATCTGGCTCGTTGTGTGTCAATAGACATACACGATGCCTGTTGATAGCTTGCTTGGTATGATTCATCCTCAGCGCATCAGGAGGTGCCAGATGGCCAAGAAAGAACCCGCCCCGAAGAAAACCGAGACGCTGACATTGCGCCTCGATCCGAAAACTAAGTTCGCGATAGAGCTGCTCGCCAGGGAGCAGAAAAGAACTCTTGCGGGCGTGATTGAGTGGGCTGTTCAGAGGGCAATGAGCAATCAGACGGTTGTAACCGGGGCAGGCAAAGGCTCGATGCAGCAATTGGTTGACAAGGTTTGGAGCCCTGATGATCTAGAGAAAACAATATATTTAGGGCTTCACGCGGAGCATTTGCTTAGTTACGAAGAGTATTGTGTTTGGACTGTTGTTAAATCTAATCCATTGCTTATAGAGATCTATGAGACGGATAAAGAAGGGCGTATAGCAAGGTTCAAGCTTAATAGGGCTAGAATCGCTTACGCTAGGGATTTGATTTACCAAAAGTCCGAAGAGCTTGCCGAGAAGGGAAGCGTTGTTCCTATCACTTTGGAGGACATTCAGAACGTTAGCGGTGGTGCTTTCCAGATATGGGAGCTTCTAGCTAAGAAGCTTGGCGAGGATGATGGTGAAACATCCTTTGAAGAAATCACCGAAGCTGTGAAAGTTCTAAAACTTCAAAATGCTCTCAAATGAGCTCAACTGCGGCAGCCTTGCTATCCGGTGCTAGGTGGGCATAGCGCAGCGTCATCGCAATATCCGAGTGCCCCAGCAGTTCCCGTACAGTGTTCAGGGGCACGCCAGCCATAACCAACTTCGACGCGAACGTGTGGCGCAGATCGTGCCAGCGGAAGCCTGTTACCTTGGCGAGCTTCAATAGACCATCCCAGGACTTCTTCACGTTATCCAGGCGCTCGCCTTTCTTGCCCGGGAATACAAAACCGACTTCCTTGGAATGTTGTTTCCGCCAGCCCTTCAAAGTCTCCAGAGCTTCCTTGTTCAGCGGGATATGTCGCGTCTGGCCCGACTTCGCACCCTCGCCCTCGACAGTGACCAGCTTATTGGTCAGGTCAATATCGGCCCAAGTCAGGTTGAATACTTCGCCACGGCGCATGCCGGTATTCACCGAGAGCAGCACCAGAGGCTTGAGGTGATCGACGAACAGCACTTCTCGCAGGTCGGCCAGTAGATCTTTCTTGCGCTCGGTGCGCCAAAGGTTTGCACTGTCACGATCTGCTCGGATCGACTCTTGGCGGTCATCCATAGCCTGGCGCAGGCGCTTTTCCTCGTCGGGTAGGAGGTAGCGAACGCGGCTGGCCCGGTCAGTCTTGATCTGTTTCAGGCGTGCCATTGGATGGTCCACGAGGAATCCCCACTCCACGGCCCGGGACAGGGCGCCACGCAGCGAGGCCATTTTGCGGTTCGCAGTGCTGTCGGTATTGCCTGCCGCCTGCCAGGTGATGCGCAGCGTCTCAAGATCGCGCTGGGTGATCTCGGTCAGGCGCTTGCTCATGATCTCGGCGAAGCCCACGTTGATCAGGTTCAGCGTCTTGCTGGCGCTCTTCAGGTGGGTGTCCATCCACGGCGAATAGTGGTCGTCGATAAAGTCGCGCAGAGTTGGGGTGGTGGAGTTCTTCCGGCCCAGAGCGACGGCCAGGGGCTCGCCGTGTTCGCGGGCTTCGGCCAGATCCTGCAGTGCCTCCTTGCGAGCTTGGTCAAGCGTCAGGACGCCTACGCGGCCCAAGGTGCGCTTTTTCCCCCTGGCCCACCTCAGCACGTAGGCTTTGTGTCCATTCGCTGTGACGCGCACAAACAGGCCAACCACGGTGGTATCGTGAACCTCATAGGTGGTGCCGGTCTTCTGCAGGGAGTTCAGCAGGCTCTGAGTCAGCTTGGCTTTCATGGCTTCCCGTGGGTGCGTGGTGGGTGCAAAACCCACTATACGGGCCATCTTAATCGGACTCAATGAGACGCTAAGTTGCTGATTTTGTTGGTAACTACCTGAATCAATTAAGGTTTAAATCGCTTTCGTAATGAGAAGGTCGGGGGTTCGATTCCTCTTACCGGCACCATCTCTGGCAAAGGCCCCGCTTCGGCGGGGCCTTTTGCTGTCTGCGTCACTGCCCTGAATGGCCTGACCCATTGCCAGGGCTGAGGAGCCTCAGCCCTGGCCAGCCATTCCGGAGTGCTCGGACTCTCGGTGTACCGACTACCCCGCTGAAGGCACCCCCTGGCTGGCAGCACCTACCCGCTCTGCATGTTGCGCTTGCGTTTTCCGCGGCTACGCTGGGAGTGATGGCTGAGAGCCATCGCGGCAGGCATGGACGTGATTCGCTCGGGGCTGGCAGGAGTCAATAAAGTGAATGTGGTCGACCATTTCGACAGTGCGCGCATAATCAATGTGCCCGCAAGACGGGACCGGCGCCAGGAAACCATCGAGGAATTCGCCCGCAACGGCTTTCAGATCGATACCGCCAAGGTGCGGTTCTTCGAGGCGCTTGCGCCGGCCGAGGCCGAGGGCTTTCCGAGTGCCGGGGCGCGGGGATGCTTCCTCAGCCATCTGGGAGTGCTCGAGGAGGCGTCGCGTTCTGCAGTGGGCAATGTGCTGGTTCTGGAGGACGACATTCAGTTCTCCAGGCACATTTCGCAGTATGGGCATCGGGCTGTGGAGGCCTTGCAGCGGTTGGATTGGGATATCGCCTACTTAGGCTGTCCGCTCAGGGGAGAGGTGAATGGGGCCGCCTGGGCCAGGGTCGAGAAGCCGATGCTGCTGGCCCACTTCTATGCCGTCAATGGACGGAGCATCGACAGGCTGGTGCGCTTCCTGCATCGCATACTGGAACGGCCTCCGGGGCATCCCGATGGCGGGCCGATGCATTATGACGGTGCCCTCAATACCTTCATGCAGCAGAACAGCGATATCCAGGCCTACTACTTCACCTTGAGCCTCGGTTATCAGCGGCCCTCGCCAACGGACATACATGCGCGATCCGTCTTCGATGAGAGTCCTCTGTTGAGGCCGGTGACGAAGGTGATGCGTAAAGTGAAGGCGAAAATCCTGAGCAGGACGCGATAGCGGACCCTCGTACTCCAGCGGCTGTCGCCATTGCCGCGGTTCTTCGTCGAATGGCCAGTGGTGCCCCGTTTGTATGGGCGGTGTTGCCAAGTCAGCAAGGAATGGTCGTGAAGTTGTCGAGTGAGTCCGCCAGGTTCAGCCGTTCCTATGCCCAGCGCGTGCTTTTGCCGCGCGCGGTGGGTTTGGCCGTGGGGTTTTTCTGTGTCGCCGGTGTGCTCTGGGGGAAGGGGCATTCGCCGTGGCTGTGGGGGCTGCTGCTGTGGTTCTGCTATCTGTGGCCGCTGATGGCCTACCAGATCACTTCGCGTTCGCCGCGGCCCAAGGAGCTGGAGCGGCGTTTCGTGCTCTTCGATTCGCTGATGGGCGGGTTCTGGATCGCCACCATCCAGTTCAACGTGCTGCCCTCGGTGATGATGCTTTCCATGCTGGCGATGAACAACACCGCGGCGGGCGGGGCGCGGTTCGTGGCTCAGGGTTTCGTGCTGCAGGCGCTCGGCATGGTGCTGTCCGGCCTGGTGCTGGGCTTCGGTTTCTCGCCTGATACGTCCCAGGCCGAGCTGTATGCCTGTATTCCCATGCTGGTTATCCACCCCATGACCATCGGCCTGGTGCTCTATCGCCTGGCCATCCAGCTGTCGCGGCACAAGAAGGCGCTGCGCGACCTGAGCCGTACCGACAGCCTGACCCAGCTGTTCAACCGCGGCTACTGGAAGGAGCGTCTGCAGCAGGCCTTCGAGCACTGCCGGCAGGCGCAGCAGCCCGCTTCGCTGGCGCTGATCGACGTCGACCATTTCAAGACCACCAACGACCGCCATGGGCACGTGATCGGCGACCTGGTGTTGCGCCGGCTCAGCGAGTTCATGCGCAGCCACCTGCGCGCCGAGGATCTGGCCGGGCGCTATGGTGGCGATGAGTTCTGCGTGCTGTTGCCGGGGCTGCAGCCGGAGGCGGCGCGGGAGGTGCTGGCGCGGCTGTCCCGCGAGTTGGCCGGGGAGGAGTGGGAGCGGGTGCCGGAATTGCGTGTCAGCCTCAGCATCGGCATCGCCGGCTTCGATCCGGCCATGCCCGACGCCACCGAGTGGCTGCGTCGGGCCGACCAGGCGCTGTACGAGGCCAAGGGGCAGGGACGCGACCGCATCGTCCTGGCTTCCGAGCTGGACGCCGCGGCGCGCCGGGCCTAGCCGAAGGTCCTGGCGAAAGGCTCGGCGCTGTGCTTGATGGCGGCCACCACCTGGGGCGCCTGCTCGCAGAGCCCGGGGTGGCTCGCCAGCACCTTTTCCACCGCTTGCAATTGAACGCGTATGACTTCGGCCGGCCGGGCCACATCACAGGCCCTGGCAAGGTCCAGGGCAAGCACGTCTCTGGGGTAGAGGACCGTTGACGATCAAATGGTATGCAACTATTTTTAGTTGCATGAAGGAGGCTCCATGTCCAGGAACGAGAAACTGCTGGCCAAGCTACTCAACGAAAGCGCCAGCTTTACCTGGCAGGAGCTTGTGACACTGCTGCGTTGGCTGGGCTACAGGCAGTTGGAGGGCAGCGGGAGCCGGGTCAAGTTCGACAACGGCGACCCGCAGGCGTTGATCAACCTTCACAAGCCGCACCCGGGCAACGAGCTGAAAGCCTATGTCCGGCGCCAGATCATCGAGCACCTCAAGGCGGGGGAACTGATTCCGTGAACAACCTGCTGCAATACCGGGGCTATTACGGCTCCATCGAAGCCAGCACCGAGGACAACTGCCTGTTCGGCAAGCTGCTCTTCATCCGCGCGCTGGTCAACTACGAAGGCGAGACGGTGGCCGAACTGCAGGCCGCTTTCCGCGAGGCGGTGGACGACTACCTGGCCACATGCCAGGCGCAGGGGCAGGAGCCGGAAGTGCCTTGCAAGGGATCGTTCAACGTGCGGGTCGGCCATGACTTGCATCTGGCAGCGAGCCTGGCAGCCAACCGGCAGCACATGAGCCTGAACGACCTCACCCGGCAGGCGCTGAGCGAGTATTTGCAGCACCACGGCTGAGGCGCAAACAAAGCGGATTCGGATGGCTCCCGGATCATCGAACGAACATAAGTCGAGACAGAGCCATGGCGGATGAATCGAGGATTACCCTGGAGCCCGGCAGGCGTGGCGGGAAGCCCTGTGTGCGTGGGCTGCGGATAACCGTGGAGGATGTCCTGAGCTGGCTGGCC